GCCGGTACGCTGGATACCCTTAAGCTGTCTAGACGGTGGGATAGACCACAAATATAACTCGAAAAATTTTCTCAACGTTGAGAGTATGTAAACCTATACAGACTCTTATTAACAATGGCTAACGCCACACAGTCGGTACTTGGTGCACTGAATAAAGCGGTCTCTAATACCGCAGGTTCAGTTGCTTACGATACCAAGTACGCAACCTATCTAAAGCTGTTCTCAGGAGAGCTATTCAAAGCCTATGAGTCAGCAACAATCGCACGTGACACCGTGCAAAGACGTACCCTAAAGAACGGTAAATCATTACAGTTCATCTTCACGGGACGTATGCAAGCGGCTTACCATACTCCGGGTGAACCTATTCTCGGATCAGGCGATCCACCAGTAGCTGAGAAGACCATCCAGTGCGATGACCTTCTTATCTCTAGTGCTTTCGTATATGATTTAGATGAAACACTTGCACATTACTCACTAAGATCAGAGATCTCTGCTAAGATCGGTCACGCTCTAGCAGAAGCTTATGATAAGAAAGTGTTCAGAACGATTGCTCTTGCAGCACGTGAAGCACATCCTATCACTGCATCTCCCGGACCAGAACCCGGTGGTACTCAGATCGAATTGGGTGCAACTAAGGAGTACAATGCACAAGCATTAGTGGATGCCTTCTTTGAGGCAGCAGCAGTTCTTGATGAAAAGAACCTACCTAAGACAGGACGTACAGCCGTGCTAAACCCACGTCAATACTATGCTCTTGTATCTCAGGTATCTTCTAACATCCTCAACAGAGACTATGGTAACTCACAAGGTAACCTAAACTCTGGTGAAGGTCTAGTTGAAATTGCTGGAATCCAAATCAAGCGTTCTAACAACCTACCTTTCTTAGCTGGTACAGTTAATCCTGTAGCTGGAGAGAACAACTCTTACAATGGAGACTTCTCTACTCACTGTGGACTAATCTATCAGCGTGATGCAGCAGGTATTGTTGAAGCTATTGGACCTCAAGTCCAAGTCACAGGCGGGGATGTCTCAGTTTTATACCAAGGAGATGTATTAGTGGGAAGGCTCGCAATGGGCGTCGGAACACTTAACCCAGCTGGTGCAATTGAATTAACCTCTGCACGTAGCTAATTATGTCACTTAATCCCGGAACATCTACAACTATTACTAGAGTTAAAGGGAACGGTGCTTCCTTAAGTGGAATCGGACAGGTTGATAAATCAATCACTAAGAACCCTGCCACTCCTTTGGAGTATGGTAGGAAGCATTTGAGTCCTGCTAACATAGGAACAGTTTCTTAACTATTAAATATTATGGCAGTACCATCAGCAGTTGGTGAGTACGGGTCATGCGGTGCTGGCACCGAGACTCGTATATCTCCATCTGACACAAGTGGATCAGGCACCCCTTCAGCGGTTGCCTCCACAACAAAAAACTTAAGACTAGCTTATGCTACTGTAGGCGGCTCAGGTGTCCTTGACACTTGCGCTGTTGTAACAGCACAGTATAACTAACACAATGGGGGAGCTTCGGTTCCCCTTTTTTTATTTATAATTCTTAACTATGACTACCACAACCGTTGATATCGATACCGAACTATCCGCAGTCAATGCGATTCTTGGTAGCATTGGTCAGTCTCCTATATCAGGATTAGACTTTGCAAACCCAGAGATATCATTCATATATAATCTGCTCAAAGAATCTAATCAAGATGTACAGAACGAAGGCTGGACATTTAATATAGAATATCATATAAAAGAAAACGTATCTACTTCAGATAATAAAATAATTATTGCATCCGATGTTATCCGTATAGATATGACAGATGCATGGGATAAGACTCGTGACTTTGTTAGAAGAAAAGATAGTGATGGATTATGGAAAATGTATGATAGAGTAAACCATACATTTGAATATCCAGATGATGATTACTTCTATGTAAACAAAGTAAGATTACTTAATTTTGAAGATATACCTACTGTATTCCAAAGGTATATAATCTATAAAGCATCAGGTAGAGCTGCTGTACAGTTAGTATCTAATGCTCAACTACAACAGATGTTAGCAACATATGAGGCTCAATCTCGTGCTGCATGTATGGAATACGAATGTAATCAAGGTGACCATAACTATATGGGATGGCCTGATGAATCAGCTTATCAATCATATAAACCTTATACAGCACTAAGACGCTAATGGGAAGTGTAACACAAAAAGTACCTAATTATGTCTTAGGTATATCAACACAACCAGATGAGAGAAAAGTACCCGGCCAAGTTGTAGACTTAGTAAATGGTGTACCTGATGTAGTTAATCAGTTAACCAAACGTCCGGGAAGTCAACTGGTAAAAGACATAACAACTACAACTAATCCTTATGGGGATAGTAAAACATACTCTGTAGATACAGTAGCCAATGCGAAATGGTTCAGTATCTATACAGCCCATGATGAGCAATATATCGGTCAATGTGCAGCTGATGGAGAAGTTACTATATGGAGATGTAGTGATGGTGCTTCAATACCCGTGGATTATTCAAGTGTTCCCGGAACTCTTAAAGCTACTTACTTAGATAATCAAGCATTATCAGATGAGAAATCTTCAGATATACAGGTACTAACTATTAACGAAACTACCTTCTTTGTTAACAGAAGGAAGAATACAGCAATGAAAACTGGTACTGGTGATAAATCTCCAGCACAGTTAAATGAAGCATTTATATCTCTTGATACTATATCTTATGGTAAACAGTATGCATTAGATATATTCGATCCAAGTGATAATACTACATACTCACATACTAGAGCTACATCATTAAGTATAGATGAATCAACTAGTTATAGTGGTACTAGTAATGGTGACTGCTTAGGTATGGGTAGAGAGATTGTAGATATAGGTCAAGGTACAGATAAGTTTGGCACTTCACCTCCTAACATGAGTGCTAATGGTAAATCTAGATTAAGGTATGAAGTAGATACAAGATGTACTCCACAACCTACAGCTCCTGTAGATGATAGTTATTCTTACCATGATACATACCAACCATTTGTAAATTTACAATTTGGTGGAGAAGGTTGGACTGTTAATGATACCCATTCATACACTTCAGAGAAAGGTGTTACAACTACAGTAAAAGTTAAAGCTACACAAACTATTGTATCAAGAGCTAATATAGCTGGTGTTAGACCTCCAGCAACTTCTTCTACAGCTGATGAGCATGTATCATCAGGTGGTATTTTAGGTGAATTGAAAACTACATTAGATGCTATCAGTGGTACAGGTATTACAGCAACTGTATGTGGTAATGGATTACATCTATATAGAGCTACTCCATTTGGTGTAACAACACCTGAGAAAACCTTGATGTCTATTGCTACAACTGAGGTTAATAATATATCAGACTTACCACGTGTATGCCGTCATGGATATGTTGTCCGTGTGGTTAATAGTGGTGAGGATATGGATGATTATTATCTTCGGTTCCAAGCTGAAGGTATCACCGCAGATATTTCTAAAGCTGCAACATATTCTAGATCTGGTACAACAGTAACTGTAACAGATACAGCACATGGTTTAAGTAATGGAGATACAGTCTTTATTGATTTCACTAGTGGAGCTGCAGGAGATGGACATTATACAGTATCTAATGTAGCAAGTAATACATTTGACTTAGCTAGTAATTCATCGTCTGGTACAATCAGTGCAGGTGAAACTTGTACATACACCCCAGCTCGATTCGGAGAGGGCGTATGGGAAGAGGTAGCAGCACCGGGTATAGAAATTACCATAGATAAGGATACAATGCCTCTGAAGCTCACTAGAGTGCTTCCGGGTACATATGCTATTAATGGTGGTTCTTCTCGTACTTATAGTAATGGAGCTTTTAAATTTGATTATCCTGATTGGGGTGAACGGGATGTAGGTGATGATGTCACTAACTCTAAACCTACCTTCATAGGTAATCCTATTCAGAAGATGCTATTCTTCAGAAATAGAATATGTTTACTCAGTAATGAAAATGTAATTCTTTCTAGAGTTAATGATTTTTATAACTTCTGGGTTAAAACAGCTATGGCTATTTCTAATGCTGACCCTATTGATTTACAATCAAGTTCTAAATTTCCAACTAAATTATATGATGCAGTAGAGACAGGAGGAGGGTTAGTTATATTCAGTGCTAGTGAACAGTTCTTATTAAGTTCAGGTGCAGAAGCTTTGCTTACACCTGAAACTGCTAAAGTTGGTTATTTATCATCTTATGGATTCAATAAAGATACAGTACCAGTTGCATTAGGTACAACTATAGGTTTCTTAAATAGTACAGCAAGGCAAGCTCGTTTCTATGAAATGGCTAATGTTGGTGCTAAAGAAACTCCTGATGTACAAGAGCAAACTAAAATTGTAGGTGAATTATTTCCTCAAACAATTACTAATGTATCTGAATCTAATGAAAACGATATACTTTTATTTGCAACAGATAGTACATTACACACTTCTACAAATGAAGTATGGGGATATAAATACTTTGAAGCTTCTGGTAAGAGATCTCAGTCAGCTTGGTTCAGATGGACCATGCCTAACAAAATTATATATCATACAATATTAGATGATGTTTATTATGCAGTGCTAGGTAACAGTGACAACAATAAATTTACACTAGAAAAATTTGACATAAAATTAACTTCAGATACTCCTATGATAGGTAGTGCTCCTGATGAAAATAGGGTACATTTAGATACCAAGAAAACTATTGCGTCAGGTGATATAACTTATAATGCTCAGACTGATGTTTCTACATTTACATTAGGTGCAGGTTTTTATAGTGCACATACTTTGACTGCATATTGTACTACAGATAGTGATGCTATAGGTAAAAGTTATGATATACCAGCAGCAAAGATAACTGGTACAGCTCCTAATGAAACAGTAACGTTACCGGGAAACTGGAAAACTTCTACTAAAGATGGGTCTTCAGTAAATACAGATTTAATTATAGGCTATGAATATGAGTTTGAAGTAGAGTTACCAAAGATTTATATTACTCAAACAGATGGTCAATCTAGTAGATCTGAAACTCGTGGATCATTAGTTATACATAGAATGAATTTTGACTTTGGAGATGTTGGAGTTATAGATGTTACACTTAAGAGAAGAGGAAGAGATGATTATACCTATACAGTAGAATCATTAGAATGGGATAATATAAATGCTAGTAGAGCCGCTATTGCTAGGGGTTATATGCATACTATTCCTGTATATGATAGAAATGATAATCTAACAGTATTAATAAAATCTAATCATCCATCTCCAGCTACGATTCATTCAATGAACTGGGAAGGAGATTACTCACCAAGATACTATTCACGTGTCTAAATACATTCACCCAATTACAACAGAAGCTGCTATATATGTAGCTTCTCATCTTCGAGCTGATGATTATAGAGAAGTGAAAGAAGGCCACGGTCATGAACCACTTCTCTATATCCCCGGCTCTGCTTTATATGGAGATTCAGTTTACTTTGATGTCCCCAACGGCAAGACTGCCGGATTAGCGGGAGTACAGGATGGTGGTAAAATATGGATGCTCTGCACAGATGCAATCCATGATGCACCATTAACCTTTGCTAGAGAAGCTAAACGATTTATAGAAAGTAGAGAAGAAGAACTCCTTTGGAACATAGTAGATAAACGGAATACCGCTCATCTGAAACTTCTAAAGTTTTTAGGATTCAAGTTCTTAAGGGAACTTAAACATGGTCCTAACCAATTAACCTTTATAGAATTTTGCCGTGTGCGAACCAGTAACAATGGCTACAATGGCCATCTCAGGAGCCCAACAAGTAGCAGGACATGCAGCTGAAACAGGTGCTGCTAGAGGTCGAAATAATGCCAAACTAAAAAACTTCCATAGACAAAACAAAGAGTATCAAGTAGAAGCAAATCTTGAGAATGTAAAATATCTAAGTGATGTACAAGAGCAAGGTGTGCAACAAGATCGAACTTATCAAGCTATGCTAGATCAATGGTCTGATACTGATGCTCAATTAAAAAATATTTTTGCCCAACAAGATTTTGCAATAGAAGATGCTATTGTTAAGATGCATCAAGACTCTTATGCAGGTACTCAGACAGGTGCTACAGCAGCTAGATTAGCTGGTAAGTCAGCTGTGGAAGCTGGTAGAGCTAAGTCTAGAGCCTTGTATAGTAAGATGATGGCTGTAAAAGAAGCAGATCGATCTAAAGAAAAAACATATAAAGCTGGTAAACATGATTCTCGTAAGTTATTTATGGATGTAGCTTTTGCTCCTGTTCATGGATTCTCTCCAGCTGCACCAGAATTAGAAGCTGGACCTAGTAAAGCTGGATTACTTCTTGGATTAGCAGGTACAGGATTACAAGGTTATAAAGATTGGAAAGCTTCTAGACCTGTAAAAGTAGGTAAAGGTAATGATAGCAAGGGCGGTGGTAGCACAAAATGAGTAGAACATACGATAGAAACATTGAGAGACTCAAGGCTAATCAAGCTAGAGTATCAACTCAAGAGCAGAACATTACTACCCAAGCCGCTGAGATGCGTGGTCAGGAAGGTATTAGAGCTGCTCAAGATATGGAGAAACTTACTCCTTTCTCTAAAGAATTACAGTCTTGGCAAAAAGGTAGAATTGAAAAAGCCAAAGCTGAAGGTGTTGCAGCAGCTAGAAAAGCTAGAGTTGAAAAATCTAAAGCTCTAACTGGTGCTGCTAAGAAGATACATGACATAGAAGAGGCTAAAAGATTAGGTGAATCC